ATCTGTATATAATATATAGATGCAAATAATAAAAATAAATAAACCGAAAGATTTGAAAAAAATTCAAAAATATAATAGATACATCAAACGTAAAAAACCGATTATAGTAAAATTCTTTTCACCTGAATGTCCGCACTGCGTTGCCATGGAGAAATCATGGAATGAGGTGCCTAAAATAATAAGAAACATGGGATACAACGATAGAAACGTCGATATAGCATCCGTAAATACAGATAATGTGGATGAACACTATTTAGATGGTTGGCAGAATTTTAATCAAGTCCCTACAATAGCAAAAATATCAGGTGATGATGCTAAAGTATTTGACGGTGAAACGGATACCGTTAGTATAGCACATTTTATAATAGAGGAATACCAAATACCTAAATTAAGAACAAGAAAAAGAAGAAGAAGAATACGAAGAACACATTTTGGCGGTAGAAGAACGCGTTTAAGTGGTAGAAGAACATTTAGAAAAAGATAATTATTCGCCATTATTTGTAAGCGCTCGAACAAACAACTCATACTCATGATCTCTGTTGTCTAAAGTTTCGTTTTCGCTTGATACATCAGGTATTAACATTGGCATATTATCTTCATCATCTTCATCATCCTCGCTGTCATCATGGCGGTGAACCTCGCTCTCACCCTCGACCCCGACCGGTGCTCTCCACTGTATATTGCCTTCTATCAAACGATCATTAGTATTGGATAACAAATCAAGCGGTGGTACAGGTGGTCCATATCTATTGCTTGCCCATTCGGTTAAACTGGGTAAAGATACATTTTGAATATTTATTGAATGATATTTATTTTTGACTTGTAAATTATAATCAATAATAACTCTATCAATGCCAAAAACAAATAAATTGTGCTTAGATTGAAAACGTCTTCCGAATTTAGGGTTCTCTACGAAAAATGCCGTTATTTTTTTATATAACTCATTCTTCAGTGTTACTCTTTTACTGATATTTAAAGTGTAAAGTACATTCAAATATGTTTTTACAAATGGTTTGAATATTTTTATTAATTCTGTACCTTTAATAGATGGATGAATTAATTTAAATCGTTTCTTATTAGTTATCCCTATTGTTCTTGCGTCATTAAACATTTTTCTCATTTGCATTATAAATTTATTGTCACTTATCGAATTGATGTAATTTTTAATTAACATATCTCTTAAAAGCGTTTCGTGGTTATTTTGGAAGTTTTTCAAATCAAACCCCTCCAACATATACAAGTGAAACAAAACTGGCATAATTACATTTGAACTTTTAATATTAAAGTAAATGTTGTACAATGTAGATTTATCAAAAGGCAAATTATTGTATGGATTTTTAATTTCTTTTGCGTCAGGATAAAAATAATCTATCTTTGATAATAAAGAATTATTGATTATTTTTATTAAATCTGTTATTTTAAAACAGTATTTAACTTCTTTATCGACTATCGTACAAATATTATAATCGATATCTATCTTCGATAAAGAGAGGAAATCTAAATCATTTATAAGTGGTATTTTTTTGTATTTGTATTGTTTAATCAACTTTTTAAAATTATTGAAATGAAATTGTGCTTTCGAAAAAACCTCTAGACACTTATCTTTAATTTCCTGCTTTGTAAATATATTATTATATAAATCTACTTTGAAATGCTTTAAATGATATCTCTTTACATTTAAACAGTACAATAAACTTTTGCAAATTATTTTTTCATCCTTTGATGAAAAAATAGTATTGTTTACAACATATTCTATTATTTCAAAAAAAAGGCATTTTTCCAGTAAAAACATTATATATAATAATGTAAATATTTTTAAGCGATTTAGAATGTAATATTGTAGTCGTCATCATCAACGTTATCCTTTGTCTTAATATTAGCAACATTATTTTGTATGGAAATATTAGCTGAGCTACATTCATCATTTGGATCTTCGATCTTGTCAAGTAAATCATCTATATTAGATTTTTTGGCTTCAAATATCTGTGGATTAATCTTCGCCATTTCGTCGATGTCAAGCACAACTTTAAATGAGCTGGTACCAAAGAAACCCTCTTGTCCACACATAATGTTCGCAGAAACACCGCGCATATGATCAAGTTCAGCATGTCTGGCCGCTTTCAAGAACATTTCAGGCGTTTCTTCAAATGAGGCTTTGGCTATTGGACCGATATCATCGTTATTAATACCGTGTCTAAATATGGAACATAACTTAATAGAACTGGTCATTCTATCACACAACAGATCCATATGATGCGAATTAATATATGTACCATCAAATTCAATAACTTCTGCCAGTTCATTGTATATAGACTGCCTCACAGCTTCAATACCAAATATTTTATAAATTTCTATAATGTCATTACTGTATGTTCTCGTTACATCTATAAAGTCCAATGCTAGAATATCGATCAAATTGGTTCCTACAGTATCTAGAACCCATATTTCCTCCTTTTTGAAGTTACTATCGATAAAACTGATATTATCTGTAATCTTTCTAAGAATAACTTTATCGATATTTTTAACACCCTTTAATACTACACTATTAAGTAGTTGTTCCTGAAAACCTTTAAGGATGTGTATATCGTCAGATTGATCCAATGTTGTTTTCTTTTTCTTTTTATTTTGTAAAATGGTATTTAATCGCATTCTGATGACTAGATTGCTATCATTGTAGTCTGAATATACACAGGATAATTCTTCGTTGTAGCTATTGTTGATCAAATAATTAATATCATCCATATTAATATTTTTATCCAACATACTTTCCTTATCCATAGTTATTCTGATAATCCATTTAGATTTTTGTGATTCATCGTCATCCATATCATCTTCGACGCATTCACTTAACATATTTTTGAACTCTTTGTATTGCGATAGTAATGTTCTGTCTTGTTCGATAAGCGTGTTCATATCGTCTGGATCAAATAAAATTTCAACAGATTTAACAATATCAATAAGTTTTGTATGTTCTAGGATAGGGATGTACTCTTGTGCTTTGTTTTTATTAGTTTGCTCATGTTGTTTCAAGAATATAGTAACCGAAGGATTCTTTGGATTTTCCGAGAGCGACAGGATTTCTTCAATTCTAGGAACGCCTCTGGTTACATTAGATTTACTTGCTACACCTGCAAAATGAAAGGTATTTAATGTCATTTGCGTTGTAGGTTCACCTATAGACTGTGCCGAAATCATTCCACACATTTCACCAGGAGCCATAATTGATTGTTTGTATTGTAGAATAATGATTTCTACAAGAGATACCAGAGACTTTCTATTAAAATGTTTTACAACCAATATATCATTAGGATATAAATAATAGTAGTACATTGCTTTGAATAATTCGGTTGGTTTGTAGTAAAAACTGTTATCTAATTTATTAATTCCCGACTCGATAATTTCAAATGCCTCTAACGGTGTAATGTCCGATTTAGAAGAGGAAACTATATTATGTTGATTCTTAATATTGTTGATAATATAGCTAAATGCTACTGGTATATGCACTACTGAATTATCGGTATTTCTAAATATATGTTTTACAATGTCATTGCGTTTTTTAACAAAATAATCAATGTACTCCTTCTCTTTTATTTTCAATTCAGACTGTTGTTTCTTATATTTTTTAAGAGCCTCAGGTGCGAATGTCATTTTCAACAAATCTTTATCAACAGGAAACGTTAAATACATATAAATTTCGTCCAGATTCATCTTACAAATGGGAATTGACTGATTTTCTACTTTAGTAGTATCAATGTTATCATCACCATATCTAAATTGTATAATCTTATTTTTATTATTTCTAACTGTCCCGTCATATGCACTGTAGATATCTTCCATTCCTTTAATCAACCTTCTTTGGATGTATCCAGTTTGCGATGTTTTGACAGCTGTGTCAATCAAACCTACTCTACCGCCCATAGCATGGAAGAACAACTCTTCTGGTGTTAATCCTGTAATAAAGGAATTTTCCACAAATCCACGCGCATTTGGCGAGTCGTCGAATTTCGTAAAGTGTGGAAGTGTTCTGTTATCGAAGCCATATGGTATGCGTTTACCGTCAACGTTTTGCTGGCCTAAACACGAAATCATCTGTGAAATATTAATATCACTGCCTTTTGATCCCGCGTTCACCATGATAACGAAGCGATTTGATGCACTTAAACTTTCTTTGCCAATTTTACCAGCCTTAGCATTAGCTTCGTTTAAAATATTATTAATTCTTGTTTCGAATTCTTCCACATTCTTTTTACCTGTGTTGTTTTCAAATACACCTAGATGTGTTTCGTCAATCAACTCTTTGACTTCTTTCTTTTTATCAACAATAATTTGCGATATAGTGGCATTAGTTTTTTCGTCAGCAATAAGATCACTTATTCCTACACTATAACCACTAATCTTCATATATTCATTAACAATGAATTGTATGTTATCTATAAAATTCGCCGAGGCCATTGAACCATAATCGTTGAAGATTCTATGAATCAAACCTTTTGTTCCAGAACCTAAAACACTTTTGTCGATTTGTCCTCTAATATATTTACCATTTTGAATTTCAATAATATTATTACTTGTTTTCTTATCCTCACCTTCTTTAAACTGCTTTGTCTTTAGATTTAATGACATGGGGGGAATAATTTGAGATAATATATCAAAGTTATTAATCATCTCCTTTTTATTGAATATATCGCTATCAATATTATTAACATTTATCATTAAACTCATAACTTCTCTTGGTGTAAAAGATATATCTTTTCTAGAGAATCTGTAGCAACCCAAAAGCGAGTCCTGAAATATACCAATAATGGATTGATTATTTGCAGGACTAATGATTTGATTATGGACCGCAGCAAGATTTCTTAATTCTGTTTCTGCTTCTACATCTTGAGGCATATGTAAGTTCATCTCATCACCATCAAAATCCGCATTATAAGGTTTAGTACAGCCAACATTCATTCTAAATGTATCGCCTTTTGGTAAAATTTTGGCTATATGTGACATCATGCTCATTCTGTGAAGCGTAGGCTGTCTATTAAACAATATAGCATCGCCATCCATCATGTGTCTATGAACGACGTCGCCATTTTGTAATACAACGGAATTTCTATCAATATATCTTAACGATATACTGTCTCCGTTTTTCTTTTGAAGAATTTTCGCGCCAGGATAAACATCCGGACCATTCTGTATGAGTTTTAGCAAAAACTTCTTATTTGTATCGTTGACATAAACAGGTTTTGTAATATTTTTTGCAACCTTGATAGGAATACCCAATTCTCTAATAGAAAGATTTGGATCAGGCGTAATAACAGATCTTGCACTATAATCTACGCGTTTTCCCATAAGATTCCCTCTTACACGACCCTGTTTTCCACTTAATCGTTCTTTAATAGCCTTGAGTTGTCTACCAGAACGCTGCGCAACCGAAGCTACACCAGGGATTTTATTATCCACCATTGTAGCTACATAATACTGTAGAACCGTACTCCAATCTTCGATTACGCTGGCTGATGCATTTTGCTGGATTTTTTCTTCCAATGTTTTGTTAGCCTTTATAATATTAACGAGTATATGACTTAAATCGTCCTCGCTTCGCTGTTGGGCATCATGTTTTACAGACGGTCGAACTGCAGGAGGCGGTACAGCTAAAGCCTGACATATCATAGAATCCGGCCTTGAAAATAAGGAACTGAAACCCATAAAATTTACATCTTCGTCAGAAATTCGTTTGAAAATTTTTAAAACCATTTCAGGAGTTAGTTTCATACTTAGATTATCGCCACCCTCATTAGCGCTATCCATATTTTCCCACTCCGCAAAAATAGTAGATAAACCTTCTTTTCTAATCTTAGCTGGTTGTTTACATCCGCACCCATCCCCAGTCAAATCACCGCATCTTTTAACTTTACTCGCTAATGTAAAAACATGATTCCATCTTTTTTCACCGTCCATTTTAAGTAAGGAACCCGCATTTTCTTTGTTAATCAAAAGTTTACTACATTTAACACAAACACATCTAAGTATTTTAAGAATAGTTGTTAAATACTGTATATAGTATACAGGTTTAGCCAATTCTATATGCCCAAAATAACCAGGTGTATCTATATAGTTGTGTCCATCTGTAGGACAAATAAACCCGGGTTCGAGAACACCCATTCTTGGATCGAATAAGCCACCAATAACAGGTTTACCGTTTATAAACGTGTCTCGTGATGTGATATTAGCCACAGATTGTTTTCTAATTTCTTCAGCAGATAGAATGCTAAACTGTATACCCATTATTTTTGAACATCTAGGATTTTTTTCCATAACCTCCTTATATTTATAGGATAATATTTAGATCGTTTCAATTTATTAAATTAAAATAAAATTGAAAGTATATAAATATTTATTATTATCAGTATATTAATATGGCTCCAACTAAAGATATTAAAAAAAAGAATCGTTACAACCTTCGCAGTACAAAAAAAAAGGAGCTTGAAACAAAATTAAAGAGTAATTCCAAGGATTCTGATTCTGATTCTGAACAAGGATCAGAAATTTCCAGTGAAGATGAGATGGATCATAAGGAATATCAAAAATTTCTTTCAAAACTATTTCCTTCTAAACACATGACCGAAAAAGTTAAAGCAACCAATACTGAAAAATCTAAAAAAAGCAAGACCAACAGTAAAACTAAGGCTAAGGGTAAATCGAAAAAATATTCGGAGGAAGAGGAAGAGGAAGAGGAAGAGGAAGAACTATGGGAAACGGAGGAAGACGAAGACGACGACGATGACGATTTTATTGATTCAAAAGGAAATTTTAATATTATTTTTACAATTGGATCTACAGACGAAGGATATGACGAGGACGAGGATGAGGATGAGGACGAGGATGAAGACGAGGAAGAGGACGAGGAAGAGGATGAGGATGAGGATGAGGATGAGGATGAAGACGAGGAAGAGGACGAGGAACACGAGGTAGAGGAAAAAAACAAGAAAACAAAAAAGGATAAAGATTCTAAAAAGTCGGATCTCGATTTTCTTGAAAATATTAAGTCTATGATTAAAGCACAGAAAGGCGATGGTAAACTTAGTAAAGTTTTAAAAGATTACCAGGAATGTATTAATGATGATTTAAAAGCGATCAAACAAGAGGAAAGGAAAAAAGATAATAAAGTAAAACAAAAGAATTTCAAAAAATTCAACAAATTAATTAAAGCAAAAAATGTACTGAATGATTTTAAGTATTTCAAAAAGATGGATGTAGAGAGCCAGCAGAAAATTCTTAAGAAACTGGAAACGGTTAATAGTATTTCGACTACAACCAAGCCGTATAGAATTACACTGCTAGAATCCGAAATTCCTGAATTGTATAAATCTATTGCTTTACGTAAAATTAACACATTAAAGTATCTATCGCCCGGTGAGGGAGAGTATAATAAAGTGAAAAATTGGGTAGACACATTTATGCAAATTCCATTTAACAAACATTGTGATCTTCCGGTCACTATAGATGACGGAAAAGATAAATGTCACGACTTCATGTCGAAAGCTAAGCAAAGTTTGGATGAAGCAACTTTTGGATTAAATGATGCGAAAATGCAAATCATGCAGTTTATTGGGCAACTAATTTCTAATCCCAATTCGGTAGGAACCGCTATTGCTATTAAAGGTCCTATGGGAACAGGTAAAACAACATTAGTTAAAGAGGGTATTAGTAAAATATTGGGTAGACCGTTTGCCTTTATTGCTCTTGGTGGTGCAACGGATAGTAGTTTTCTTGAAGGCCACAGTTATACCTATGAGGGTTCAACCTCAGGCAAAATAATAGATATACTCATTAAAAGCAAATGTATGAATCCGGTGATTTACTTTGATGAGTTGGACAAGGTAAGCGATACTCCTAAAGGCGAAGAGATTATAGGAATTCTTACTCATTTGACGGATACCAGCCAGAACGATAAGTTTCACGATAAGTACTTTTCCGAAATAGAATTTGATTTGAGTAAAGTTCTATTTATATTTAGTTACAACGATGAAGATAAGATTAATCCAATCTTAAAGGATCGTATGTACAGAATACAAACCGCTGGATACAATGTTAAACAAAAAAGTACAATTGCAAACGATTATTTAATTCCTAATGTAGTGAAGAATGTTAACTTCAATAATGAAGAAATCATTATTCCAGATGATACATTAAAATATATAGTCGATAATTATACAAACGAAGAGAAAGGCGTAAGAAACCTTAAGAGGTGTATAGAGATTGTATACACTAAACTTAATTTGTATCGTCTTATGAAACCAGATACAAATCTATTTGAAGAAGACATTTCGTTAAAGGTAGAATTTCCGTTTACAGTTACACCGTCGATAGTAGACAAATTAATTAAAAAAGAAGAGACTAATGATACTTATAAGAGCTTTTATATGTAATTATTCATTCCAAGAATAAGAATTAAATGGTGCCACAATAATATTATTAATATTGTTTTTATAATATTGTAACTCCTTATCTTTAACGCTGTTATTAAGATTATTAGGATATAAAGTTAAATTATCCATATATTTTCTATTTTTTGAATTGATCTGTGGTTTGTAACCATAACAGTTAACGCCCAGTTTTGTATCCTTATTATTAACATGTCCTCCATTAATACCAGGTCTTCCACATATATTTTTATATTTACTATTTTTTTGCAATTTTTCCCATGTTTTGTATTGAGTTGGAAATAATGCCATTTCATTTTTAGACCAACCATAGCTGCACCATTCCGCTCCATTCTTGTATGCTTTTTCTATATCTTTAATATCAGCTAGTTCCGAATCATATGCTTTACATACAGCTTTTGCGTCCTTGTATTTATATATGTTTTGCGGTAAATGAAATACTTCTTTCTGTCTTTGTATGATTGCAGGAGCTTCTTGTACCTCGTTTTCAACAACTATTTCCACTTCAGGTGTTGCATCATCACCTATTTCTAAATTGGCTGTGATATCAATTCCCAGTAAATAATTTAATAGAACCATCATTGTTATTACTAAAGCAAAGGAAATCATCAAGATTTCTATTAACTTATACATTGGGTTATCTGAATCTGAATTCGATTTGTTAAAAACGGTCGTGTTAAAAAAACTTACAAATACAAATAAAACTATAATAGCTAAAAACGATAAAATGTATGTGACTGAATTAATATTTACTGTATTTGTCTTGACGGTTGAATATTCGTCATTATTTGTACTTATTTTAGTTAAATTAGGTAAATTACTAAAATAATTATTTAAACTTTTTGTGTAATCACTCATTCTTTATATATAGTATTAATTTTTTTTTCTATAAAAAAGACAGTAAGCGTTAGGTGTTATCAAATTATTAGTGTCCGTTATTTCTTCAACTGTGGTATCATCATATAAATACCACTTTTTATTTAAATTTCTAACATATGCGTTGTAATGACCTCCTCTTGTTCCACCTAGATGATTACATATACCAAATAAATCATATACATATTCACTGGCGTTATATCCTTCCACATACTTTCGCATATCCAAATTTTCTATTGGAAAATCTATAAAGATGTTATCCTTGTCTAAATTATTATTGAATCTTTTAAAGTCTATTATCATTATTTGAGGTAAGCTCCATATTCTGAATCTTTTAATAACGTTTTCTTTTGAACCCGTTTCTTCATTAAACCATGCATTGTCGTCTTTTAGAATTTCTTCTCCTAAATAGTTATCGAAACAGTCATAAATATTTACATGTTTTTTATTGGGTATAGATAAACTAATGTTCATAAATGGTTCGGGACAAGAACTAAGTATTTTGTCATTTTTAATAGATATTATGTTCGAAACATGTATTCCATAAAAATATGTTAATATTTCTGAAAATTCATTTTTGTACATATTTTTCATCATTTCATAACAAGCTTTGGCAACTTTGTCTTTATCGTTTTTAATGTTGCCGTCTATTGACATATTTACCTTTCGTGCTAAAGCGTTATGGAAACAATCTATAACAAACAACAAGAACTCAGGTAAATCGTTTTGGGCTATACCCGTAAAAATATCTTTATCTTTTACTCTGGATATTTTTCTAATAGTATTGATAAATCTATTAGGACATATGATACAATTGTCTTTAAAGACTAGTTCTCGTAAATTATTCCACTCTATTAACAAGATACTATCAGGTATATTGTTTACTTTTTTATTTAATTCTATTCTATCCATTAATATATTAAGTTCATATACGTTGAATAAACACTGAATAGCAGAGTTTATAAAACAGGTATTTCCTAGATTCTGCAAACCTGTTATTCCTTTGCCGGCATACTTTTCCATAATTATAGAGAGTTAATATATTTAAACATATTTTTATTATATTATAATTATATGACTAATAATTTGCTTGCAAGTTATTTAAGTTATTCCAGAGAGAATCAAAGATTGTATCGATATATTTTGGAAAATTCAATGGACAACGAAAGGTCTTTGTCGTATATGGTAAATAGAGAGTTGGAAAGCGGACGAGGTAGAACTTTTATTAGACCTAGACAGAATACGATATTTAGACCTGTGAGATCTTATAATTCTGAACGTGAAAACAATAATCAATCTAGAGGTCCAAATGTCGTTCAAAGCAATTTCTTCAATCCTGTTATTGTTTCGCCTACAGTTGAACAAATTAATAATAGCTGTACTGTGCTGCAGTATTCTGATCTTAGTAACGAAGAAAAATCGCAATACAGCTATTGCACTATAACGCTGAACCAATTCAATGAAAACAGTACTGTTATGAAAATAAATCACTGTGGGCATATTTTTTCGGAAGATGGTTTAAGACAGCATTTTAATAATAGCGTTAGATGTCCTATATGTAGGCATGATATTCGAGAACGAACTAATAGTGATAGCGAGAATGAATCTAACAGTATTATTAGTTTATTTAACGCATTAAGAACTAATTCACAAAGTAGTACAGATTTGTCTGGTAATAATATTAGCGTAGATTTGTCAAATAATGTATTACATATAACTTATTCGTTGTACACATAAAGAATATAATTATAATTAAAATTGAATAGAACTATAATTATATAAGGTAATATAATTGAATGTCCTTTTACGACATAAAGCTAGTAGATTTTAAAACCTCTGATGTAGAAATCACCGATGGTGAAACTGCATATGGCAAGTGCAATTTTCACTTCAATATCCAAATTTTTGGGATTAACGAAAAAAGAGAAACCTTTTCCTTATCAATAAACGATTTCAATCCTTATTTCTTCGTAAAAATCCCCACAAAATTTAGATGGAAGAACAGTGATAAAAATGAGTTTATGGATTATATTAAAGCAATTATTGGCGAGTATTATGAAGACAGTATACACGATTCCGTAATTATTAAGAAAAAAATGCTATACGGATTTGATGGTCAAAAGGAACATAACTTTCTTTTATTGAGTTTCAAAAATATGCGGTGTTTCAATAAAGTGAAAAATTTGTGGTATGAAGAAAATAAGGATATTGTAAATAGGTTTGATAAAAATAGAGGCGCATGGTGTCTCAAAAAATCAGGATTTAAGTACAAAAAAGAAAGCTTCCATTTATTCGAATCAAATATTACACCTATATTAAGATTCTTTCATCGTAAAAATATAAGCCCGTCAGGGTGGATACGTGTATATAATAAAGACATAGATAAGGTTTTTGATAAAGTATCTAATTGTAAATATGAATTCAAGGTTTCAGGTAAAAAGATAGAATCGCTTCCCGAAAAAGATAGTATGGTTCCTTACAAGATATGCAGTTTTGATATAGAAGCGAGTAGTAGTCATGGCGATTTCCCTTTGGCAATTAAAAAGTACAAAAAGAATGCCTTTAATTTTATGGAAATATTGGAAAAAAACTATGATTTGGATATTTCTAATCTGTTAACAAGATTTATTAACACTATGTTTGGTTATGACAATCTCGAAAACGTAGAAACTGTTTATCCAAAAAAACAACCATCTGAAAGTCAATTGGCTGCAATAATAGAACATATGTTGTCAAAAAATATTTTAGAGTTTGAAGTAGACAAAGAAGACAACATAGAGGAAGCCGAAGAAGAAGACGAAGAGGAAGAGGAGTCTGAACTTAAAAAAACTAGGGCAAAAAAATGCGATGTTAATAAAAAACTGGTGGATAATTTGAAAGACAATTATGTAAGAGAAAGAAAGGTTGAAATCATTAAAAGAGCATTCAACAGTGATTTGCCTGCGTTAGAAGGCGATAAGGTTACATTCATAGGATCTACCTTTATTAATTATGGTGAAGATAAACCATATTTAAATCATTGTATAGCCTTGAATAGCTGTAGTGAAGTAAATGGATCGGTTATAGAATGTTATAATAAAGAAAAGGAGGTTTTATTTGCTTGGCAAAAGCTAATAGAAAGAGAAGATCCTGATATTGTAATTGGATATAATATTTTTGGTTTTGATTATTCATTTATGTTTGATCGAGCAATGGAGCATGGACCAGACTGCGTTTCAAAGTTTTTGAAATTAACCAGAAATAAAAATGATTCGGCGGGGATGCCTCCAGATCCGACGGGCTGGAGTAAACAAAAAGACTGGAAAATTCAGGAAACCACGACATTTCTTGCTAGCGGAGAACACAATTTAAAGTATTTCAATATGACAGGAAGATTACAAATAGATTTGTATAATCTTTTCAGAAGAGATTATAATTTGGATTCATACAAGTTAGATTGGGTATCGAGTTATTTTATCGGCGATTCGGTAAAAAATATAGAACACGTAGATGGAAACACTATTATACATACTAAAAATATGCATGGATTGGAAAATAAAAATTATGTGGTTTTTGAGGAAACAGGTCATTCAAGCGATCCTTTTATGAATGGTAAAAAATTCGAAGTTTTTGATATTAATTTTAATGATGGTAATTTTAAGATCAAAGAAACTATAAAACCTAATATGCAAAAAAGTGTTAAATGGTGTTTAGCCAAAGACGATGTATCTCCTCAAGATATATTTAATTTGACACGTAAAGGTCCTGATGAAAGGGCAATTGTCGCAAAATATTGTATTCAGGATTGTAACCTAGTTCAGAACTTGTTAAGTAAAATTGACGTAATTACCGGATTTATAGAAATGGCCAAGATTTGCAGCGTTCCAATGAGTTATTTGGTATTGCGAGGTCAAGGCATAAAACTAACAAGTTTCATTTCTAAAAAATGTAGGGAAAAAGGTGTGGTTATTCCTGTATTGGATAAATCGTTAGACGCTGACGGATATGAAGGCGCGATTGTTTTAGATCCAAAGTGTAATATTTACTCAGACGACGACCCAGTTGCTGTTTGTGATTACAGTTCTCTTTATCCATCTTCTATGATTAGTGAAAATATTTCACACGACAGTAAAGTTTGGACGAAAGAATATAATTTGGATGATGAGTTAATACATGAAACCGGATATAGAGATTCAAGCGGGAATTATATTTTTGATAATTTACCGAAATATAAATACGTAGATGTTACCTATGACACATTTGAAAAAATAAGGAAAACACCTAAAGGAGCCGAAATTAAGATTAAAAAGGGTTACAAAATATGCAGATTTGCACAGTTTCCAGAAGGCAGAGCCGTAATGCCATCGGTTTTGGACGAATTGTTGGCTGCTAGAAAAGCCACAAAAAAATTAATTAAAACGGCGCCCAACGAGTTTATGGCAAATATTTATGACAAAAGACAGTTATCTATCAAATTAACCGCTAATTCGCTTTATGGACAATGTGGTGCTAAAACTAGCACCTTTTATGATAAAGATGTAGCTGCTTCCACAACCGCTACAGGTAGAAAACTACTTATTTATGCAAAAAATATAGTAGAAGAGGTATACAAAAACAAGGTGTGTGAAACAAGTAAAGGTAATGTTAATGTGGACGCGGAGTATGTTTATGGGGATACAGATTCCGTATTCTTCAAATTTAATCTTTCTGATTTATCGGGTAATAAGATAGTCGGTAAAGAAGCGTTGGAAATGACTATAGAACTAGCACAAGAAGCAGGTAATCTAGCGTCTAAATTCTTGAAATATCCACATGATTTAGAGTATGAAAAGACATTTATGCCTTTCATATTACTATCCAAGAAACGGTATGTTGGGATGTTGTATGAAACAGACATAAATAAATGCAAACGTAAGAGTATGGGTATTGTATTGAAACGTCGTGACAATGCGCCTATAGTTAAAGACGTTTACGGAGGAATAGTAGATATTTTGATGAAAGACCAAGATATCGACAAAGCGGTTGAATTTACAAAAACGTCTATAACGAATCTGGTGTCAGGTAAAGTCGCATTAGACAAACTAGTAATAACAAAATCTCTAAGATCTAATTACAAAAATCCAGATCAGATTGCACATAAAGTTTTGGCAGAAAGAATCGGTAAAAGAGATCCTGGTAATAAACCTAAACCTGGTGATCGCATCAAGTTTGCTTATATTAAAAGCGACGAAAAACTGCAAGGAAATAGAATTGAAACTCCTGAATTTATTATCAATAATAATTTGGAAATAGATTATTCGCATTACATTACAAATCAAATTATGAAACCATGTCAACAGGTGTTTGCATTAGTTTTAGAAAAATTACCAGAACACAAAGATAGAATCGAAAAATACGATCAAAAATTAGCATCAGTGAAGGAGAAATATGGTGAAGATGAAGAAAAATGTGAGAAAAAAGAGGAGGAATTGAGATGCAAAGAAATAAAAGAGATCATTTTCGATACATTTATTCCAAAAAAGACGAGGGCTAAAAAAGCGGAGACCGATGTACCAGCCTTTTATCTTTAACGTTTAACTTTTGTATTTCGTCTTTTTATTTGTTTAGTTTTTATCCAAGACTTATAATCTGGATATTGATTCTGATAATTAGCTAACCCAAAATCTATAACCTTTTTTCCCATATCAGGTAGTCTCATTTTTTTAATTGACATACTTTCATTTGTTCTTATCATAGAATACTTAGGTATTATGTTATTCTTTATAGTAGGCTGTTTTATAACATAAAAAGTTTCTCCATCTACATCGTTTAATATTAAAGTAAGTAGATTATTTTCTTTTAATTTAGTGGTAGCAACTATCATTACAGGCAACTTGTAATACTCCGAAAGGATCCATAAATCTAAATTGGTTAAGTAATAATGGTCTGAAATTATTATATCTTCTAAATTATGACTATTCTGTAATGACAATTTAAGTAAATCACCTTTACCTTGTTCGGTAAATATTGGATATAAAATATACGATGGTGATATTTTACTGTATTCGTTATTTAATACAGTTTTAAGATCATTAATATCTACATCTTTATCGTTATAGTCTTTAATAATATCTATAAACAATTGGAAAGTACAAAATTCACTATTATTATATACGATTTCAAAACTATCCTTTGTGAAATTCTTTGCTAATATCTTGCTTTTAATAGTAGGTAACGTATCAGTGCATTCAGATGATAAATCCTTCTCTTTTAACAAACTAACATTATTGTCATAGGTCAAACTAGTATTAGGTTGTATGTCATCGAATACATTGTTTTTGGTGTAAAAGTTGTCCTTTTTAGCTACCAGTTTTTCAAAATACTCTTGTGTTAATAGTGTATCTATTAATATAATTTCATTTTGTTTTAGATTGTACCCAATCTTCTTCAAAGAGAGATATACCTGAGGTTTTAATAAAAAGTCTCTTATAAATTTATATCTTAAAAGTTCATCTGCTAATCTTCCATAGTAGATTTTTTCATTGTCTACTTTGTTTATCAAATGTTTTTTAGGTATAATAATCATACAGTTATTATTATCGGTTAAACAGAACTTCTTGTCATCACAATCTGGACTATTGTAACATACTCCTATTTCATCTATAAAATCTTCTATTTTATCATCTGTATCCTCTATAAATCTTATATGAAACTTAGTAAGTTCTTTGAGCGTCTTTATTATAAGTGCCATTTTATTAGTGTACAATTCGTCATCCTTAATAAAATTATCGAGTTCTTCTCTATACTTATAGTTTGCCGGATCATTCAAGAGCAATTTTATGGTTATTCTAAAAACATTATAAAAATTAGTCTCCATTTTGATTTTTTTAATGTAACTTTCCCGTTCCTTGTCAGTACCTTTTAGTGTAGCAATTTCTGCATCTACCATAACATGGTTATTATCTGATATAACAGACAACTCATCATTGTAGATATTCTCTGTTGGACGATTAATCATAACAAACTGATTGGTTTCTGTAAGTATTCCTACTATTAAACCGTCTTCTAAAACTTTATACAATGGTTTACAAGGTATTCCTTTCTTAGCTGTTAAAGTCAAAAATTGTTTAGTATTTGAGTAATCGTTCCATATATCAATTGAGTCCATAAATTTATAAGGAATATCTAATATTAGGCTTGATGGTCTTGTTGGTACAAAACCGTCAAGCCCGTCTTTTGTAGCAGAAAGTCCTATAACCTTCCCGTTATAGTTAACTATTTGTAAGTTTATGATATATTTGTTATCTTTAAGTTTTTTTATTATTTCAAATGACGTTAGGTTTTCTTTGAATTTATAGATATCATCCGATACGCTTTTTTTCGGTTTACATTGTACGTCATACAAATCTTTAACGAATAATATAGCCTTTTTAATATTGGGAAAAATATTTTTATCTCTAAATGTAAACGACTTGCTGGTTTTAACTTCTCTATCCAAATCTTTATATAAATATAAAGGCTCATAGTAATCATCATTTTTATACAAAAAGAATGTACTTAATGTCGTTTCAAATATATGATTACTGTAATAACTTGTTGGACATAATACATTAATATTATTTGTTATGTCATCGTTGGTAGATTCAAGTATAATCATATTGCACCCATTAACAAAAAGTTTATCATTTGGGTTTGTAATTAAGTCCCATAAATATGTATGATCTATTGTTATGTCATCTCTTCTTAAATAGTTTTTGAAATTTTCTAAAGATTTTATTGTTTTGTTTAACAAGTATAATTGTTTTTCATTTGCGATATCTATACTTTTGTAATATTTACTGTTTGTATACAATTCTGTATCAACTTTTATAGATTCATCATAGAATATAGAGATTAAGTTGCCGTTGTGTAATGTCACGAAATTATCTAAAGTTAATGACTCAATCATTATTTCTTTCATTTCTATTATGGATTTCTCAGAATCAAATAATATATCGCTTATACAAGCTATGAAGGACTGGTAATTATTAAATTCTACACCTTTTCTTAAAATACAGGGTTCATACTTTTTGACCGTATTGTTTTCGCCTTTTATTTTCTTATTATCAAAGCTGAAAAACTTTTCTAGACTGATAGGTATAAAACCCCATCTAGTAATTTCGAGAGGCATTTTGTCTGGACCTTTAATGTATTCTCTTTCTTCTACGGCAGATTTTCTAATCATAGTTTTCTTTTTTGCTATCGTAAATTTTTTGCTTTTTTCGGCGGCTTTATTTAAACATTCATCTCTCCTTTTTTTAACTGCTGAATCGCCTTTAGTCAACGAGTTGAAACAGCAAGGAACACATAACCCGTCTGGATGAGAATCGTCTTTGTTGAAAGCAGGATACATTTTAATATAATTACCAGTTTTTTTATCAATCTGTGGTGCTTGAGAACCTCGTCCTTTAAACTCATAAATATATGCATCTTTTGGTACTTTTTTCGCTCCGAATGGTATAACTTTACCTCCACATTTTCCTGCTTTAACATCTTCCTCTGTTAGCGGCATACTATTTAATAAACACCAATATCGCGGACATGTATACCAATACTCTTTGTCTTTGGAAGAACCATACTTAATCGCATCTTCATCTTGATAGACTTTTCCTGTTTCACGTTCAATCTTTTTCTTCTCTTCATCAGTCAAAATAACCGGTTGACGCCTGAGATTAGAAGAACATAATCTCGAATATGCTTTGTATTTTCCCTGTTGTTTAACCAAATATAATTTTGGATCTAGCTGATGTAACCTTTTCTCAAATGGATTAGGATTAGACAATTTCATACCTGTAATATCATTCTCAAGTTCGTCTCCTGCTCCACCTTTTATAATTTTTTCTTCCTCATCGTCGCTCGGTGTAGGCGTGGGTGTAGGCGTGGGTGTAGGCGTGGGTAATGGCGATAATTCCTCCTCGTCAAGCTTTATTGAAGCTTCGTCAATTTCTAATGAATCATCGTCATTATCACCATCTTGATTTATTGAATCTTCGTCTATTTCTAATAAATCGCCGTCTTCAGATTCTTGTTTCTCTACACTTTGGGGTGGCGTAGGTCTTGGTGTTATAATATCGTCAATGGGTAATATTTCTTGCTTTTCTTCCTCTTCCTTTTCCGCCTGAGCTTCCTCTTCCTCCTCTGCGTCCGCTTCCTCTTCCTTCTCTGCGTCCGCTTCCTCTTCCTCCTCTGCGTCCGCTTCCTCATCCTCCTCGTCGTCATCGAAGAAAAAATCCATTAGTTCGGGTTTTTTCTCTAATCCAATAGGTTTTACAGGTACATCTTTTTTAATGGGTTTTTCTTTATCCTCTTCAAAACCCTTAAATTTAAATTTACACATATTCTCTATAAATTCCGGGTCTATGTAATCTATGTTTTTCTCTGAAAGTCTTATTAAGGTATCTAAGTAAATAGGTATGGTTTTCATGTAACCTATGGAATTTATATTGTTAACAACTATATTGATATTGTTTGTAAATTGCTCTTTGCTTATAAGAACTTCAAAACCCGGATTTGATTTAATCTTTAATTTTTTTGATTCATTTACATCCATTTCAGTCTGTGCATCATTCAAGAATTCTGTTATTTTTTTTGCGGCATTTTCTTTGGACATTGCGAAATTTTGCTGTATTGAAACGATTATATCACTTGTAGGTTTCTTCAATCTATATTGAGATACAATAAAGGCTTGTAAATCATCCATTTTATTAAAATTTGAAACTCTTTTGAATCTTAATAATATTTCTTTGGCAAGATCGTCTTTGTAAATGTTAAAAACGTCATTTAAACAACCTATGTATTTAGTTACTCTAATATTTTGTTTTACAGGAACATTCAAAAAATAAGACATGTCATTTATTTCAATATTAGGTTGATATATGTTATCATAAATTGTAAACGTATAACCGCTTTGTTCTAGGAAATTTTTAATTACCTCTATTATCGGATTTACGTAGCTCTTAATGTACTCGTCTATCTGACTAACCGTTACTGGTATCTTAAAGTAAGGAAAGTCTATTGATATGGCTCCATTGTCTTTGAAACTACATATGATTTCTGTGTCAGCATCTATTACAATCAAACAAGATACGCTTTTAGCTCTTGCTATACCCTTTTGCATTTTGAATATTTTAGACTTATTTAGATAAGGGATCTTATTACCATTAACAGCAGTTTTTTCAGAATATAATCTATATAATTTTTCTTTCCTGTTACCTGGATTATATTTTATCAAAGGTAAACTTCTGCTTGTTTGCAATAATTTAAATACTATATCCAGCGGTAATTTAAAAAGTATTCGTGGATATAATGTCAGTAAAACTTTACTGATTCCATTGACGATGTATGGTATTTGCGAGGTTCTTTTATTATATATTTCATATAATAGAGTTAAATTATCGTTAGTTTTTTTAAAAGTAACTGAACTAGTTATATCTTTAGTTTTTTGAATCAAATTATCTATGTCTCTTTTGTATAACTCTAAACTGGTTATCTTCTTCTCATAAAGCTCAGGAAAATATAACTTAATGAATAAGTTTTTATCAAAGGATTCGTCCAAATTGTTAATTATATTGTTTGCAGTAAATAAATATATCGTGTTAAATGCAATATTATTTGAATCCAGTAATATATTATTGTTTTGTGCAACTATGTTACCAATGTCGTCGTCGTCTATTTCTATGTCTTTAAATGTTGAATAGTATTGTAAAAGCTTTAATGGATTGTAAATAGAATAATCTCCCTGATTGATACCAATAGGATAATCAACAGTATATTCTTTGTCTTCTATACCAATTTTAATTATGTCATCATATGAATATTCGTCTTTTTTATTTATAACAGTAGGATCTATATTTGCTATGTTGGCTAAGTAAGAAAATATCTTACCATAATCCGAATCTTTTAGTTTATTGTAGACGTCTACAGTTTTAATATTAGTAATGCTCTCATAAAATAAATATATTTCTTCTTTTGCTAATCTAGATTGTATAGCCGATACAATTTTTAATTTTATTATGTTAATTGAATCGTCTATGTTTAAATAATGATTAATAAATCGAACAGGAATTTTCTTGTCATCGATGCGTTCTAATTCTTTTTCAGTAAAAATGTTTTTGAAGATATCAGCCTTGTTATTGGCCATAAACTCGGTTTGATATTTTTCGTTATCATAACCCACAAAAACATAGATTGTAGTTATAGTATTTTCTGTAATGCTACAATTATATACCTTAAATATTTGTGACATATATATAAAAACTTGACATTATTTAATAATAATTATGAACTTTAATGTTATAGTTGCAGTAGATAGTAATAATGGTATAGGGATAGATAATTCCATTCCTTGGTATGAACCTGATGACCTAAAACATTTTTCTAAAATAACGAGGGGCGATAATAATAATGCTATTGTTATGGGAAACAATACATGGAATAGTCTGCCCAAAAAACCACTTAAGAATAGAGATAATCTAATCTTAAGTAGAAAGGATCATACAAACGGCGACGGTTTCGCTTATTTCAAAGATATAGACAGTATAATAGAATACTGTAAAGAGAAAAACTATGATGTAATTTGGGTTATAGGTGGTGGTGAAATATACAAACTATTTTTGGAAAAAAATATGATTGACAACATATATCTAAGTAGATTAAACAAAGAATATGAGTGCGATGTATTTTTCCCTAATATACCTGATAAATTTAGATTAACAAAAAAAGAGAAAATAAATAACAATGTTGAATTAGAAATTTATTCATCATAGAGCGGGTTATTGGTAATAGGTTCTCCGCAATAATTTCCTTCTTCCTTACTATAATCTATTGGTTCATATATACCGATTTCTACGGCATCCTCTAATAAAAATTTCATGTTATCCCAGAATTCAGGTGTGTGACCTACAGTCAATGTCATAACGTGGGATAATTCGTGGACGGAAACAAAGGTTAATGTATTAATGTCTATTAACTTTTTATTGTTTTCGTTTTGTTTGTTTAAACAGAAGGCAAGCTTTGCACCTTTATTTTCACTGTATGCAGTATATTCGCTTGTTGGGAGAGTTTCTGATATTTTCTTTGGATTGAAATTTTTAACTAAACGTTTAACTCTTTCGTCATCTGGATATTTTTTTTCCATGTGTTTTACTAGCTTCTTCATTCTTTCTACAACATTTGCAAGTAAATTAACAGCTTCATCCATATTTTCTTCACGATCTCTTATACAATATCTTTTACCATTCTTTTCGGCTACAACACATTTAAGGTTTGCCCATTCGCTATTCTTATAGCGATAAAAAATATATATTAAAGATAATAATATTACAAACTGCGTTAAATTTACGTTTAGTTTCATTAATATATATATATAATTTATTTTATAATTATATATATATATATTAATGAAACTAAAAAAAGTAAATCACGCACTCGTTCTAGAACAATGACATGTGCTACTTGTCAGAAAGAATGTCCAATTAAACCGGGTAGATTATGCTATGAATGTAATAAAGAAAGAACTAAACCTAATGATCCTGAGGCAACTCGCGAACGTGGGTTAAAATATGTATTAGAAGGCTCTCTTTCGACAGCAAGGGGAACTGAAACTAAAAGAAAAAGAGATAAAAAGAGAAAAGGTGGCAGCAGAAGAACAAGAAGAAGAAGGGTACGTTTCGCTAGCCGAAGAAGAAGAAGATAGATTTACTTATTGTTCTCAACATATTCCAATAAGATTTTCAAATCGCATGTTTCATAGTTTTCTTTAAATGCTTTTAATTTTATAAATTTTGGTTTTTTCATTAGATTAGTTTTATAGAATATATATGGTCCATATTTCCCATTTCTAACAGAAGAGTTGTCATCTATTTTTCTAATCATATTTGCATCTTTTGTTTCGATAATAGAGACAGCATTTTCAATAGTAAAATTACTTTCATCAAAATCTGTTGATGGAATTGATATTTTATTATCACCCCAAGAAAGATAGTATCCGAACTTACCCTTCTTTAAAATTAATTGTTCTCCTTGATATTCGCCAATTACTTTCGAGTCGCGTTGCACATCGCTAACTATGTCTTCTAATCCAATAGTGCCTTTTTTTAAGTTCTCTAAGTTAATATCTGGTTTAACAGATTTAAATGAAACTTGGTCTCCGTTAGTGCATTTAATAACGGGTCCATTTTTACCTATTATGTATGTATGTTGATCGTCGATTTTGATGGATGTTTTTTCGATTGTTGGTATTTTGGATGTAAGACTTTTTATTTCATTATGGCATTCTTCACATAGATTGTACCAAATCATATCTCCTTTGGCTATTACGTCTAGTCGATCTTCCATATTTTTCGTGTAATCATAGTTGAAGAGTTCCGTAAAATTTTCGATTAAGAATTCGATAACCAACAAACCGACGGGTTGGATTACTAGACGATTCTTTTCATTACCGAACTCTTTTTCGTGTGTTTTCTCTTCGATAGTGTCATCAGTCAATTCAAAGTCGATACATTTGATATTTTTACCTTTAACGTCTTCTTTTTTAACATAGCCTCGTTCCAGTATTTTATCAAGCAAAGAAGCAAAGGTCGATGGACGCCCGATGCCTTTTTCCTCTAAGATTTGAATAAGTTTAGCTTCATTGTAATGAGATTTCAATTCCTTCATAGTAACCTTAGAATTAACTTTTTTGTACTGTATTGTGGATCCATTCTTTATGGTAAGTAAGTAATTGTATGTAGGATTTTCTTTATCATATCCGCCAACGATTTTCCAACCAGGAAAGATGACCAATTCTTCTGTATTTCTGTATGAATGATTTTCTGGTGCGCTAATCATAGCAGTAATAGAATTATATTTAGCCGCTTCCATGCAACTTTCAACAGTAGTTTTCCAAATAAGTTTGTATATTTTCTTTTCACGTGGTTCAAAAGAGTCGGGTGTATCTACGACAGTAATTTTTGTAGGTCTTATAGCCTCGTGGGCTTCCTGTGCTTCAACCTTATCCTTTTCTTTGTCCTTTTTCTTGGACTTTTTCTTTGGTTTGCTTTCATTTCTTTCGCTTAGTTTGTCAACATCCTTATTGATATATTCATCGCCATAAGCATTTGTAATATAATCTTTGGCTTTTTCAATAAATTCTTTGGAATAACTTTTGCTGTCTGTTCTCATATAGGTAATTAAACCTGCTTCATAGAGTTTCTGACATATTTTCATAGTATCCTTGGGTGATATATTGTAATTACTACTGGCACTTTGCTGTAGAGCACTTGTTGTGAATGGTGATGGAGGGTTTTTGGTTGTTACCTTTGGTTTTTGACATGTGATGACATGATCATGATTTACTGATTCTTCCAGAAAAGTTTCCATAGTTGTTTCATCGTTGTGATTAAAATTTAATGTAAACAAAATATTTTTATTTGTGAAGTATGCAGTTGTGTTATATACTTTCTTACCAGGGGACGAATCAATATCTTTTTGGTTATCATAAACAAGACGCAAAGCCGGGCTCTGACACCTTCCAGCGCTTAGTCCAGTTTTAGAATTTCTGGATATTTTCTGCCATAAAATAGGACTTATGATATATCCAACAAGCAAATCCAGTACTTGCCTCGCTTGCTGTGCATTAACCATATCCATGTTAAGCGTTCCACAATTTCTCACCGCATTTTGCAATGCAGGCTTTGTGATTTCATGAAATATCATACGTTTAGTAGTATTAATAGGAAGACCGAAGAGTTTACAAATATGCCAGGCAATGCCTTCGCCTTCTCTATCATCATCAGTAGCGAGGATTACCTCGCTAGCTTTCACAATTTCCGAACGCATTTTAGATATGTGTTTTTCCTTTTCTTTCAAAACCGAAAAGGTTGGTTTGAAATTATTTTCAATATCAATGCATTTTAGACCCATTTCGGTTGCTAGATTTTGGATATGACCATAACTGGCTATACACTTATAACCGGGACCCAGATACTCTTCTATTTTTTTACATTTGGCGGGTGATTCCACTATAACAAGCTTAAGCGACATTTGTAGTATAAAAAATATGTAATTAATTATTTTCAATTTAATTAAAATTGAAAATAAATAACTATTAAGTATGCATATATATATCGAATAACACAATGTCTAATGAAGATTGGGATCAATTCATAATTATAGACGAACAACCATATTATAAAAATTCGAATAAAAATACAAATTTATATTGTTTTAAAACTCCTACAATAGAAATAGAGAAAAATACAAATAAAGTGCCCGGTGATTTTAGTATTAATGACGTAATAAATAATAGTAAAAAGAATAATTCATATATAGAACTCTTTATGAATACAAGTGCGAATTTTGTAAGAAAATTTATATTTTCATTCTGTTATCTTGGTATTAAATATATATATACTATATAAATGAAAAGAGAAATAATAGTATTTGGTACAATAACTTTTTTAGTTATGGATATTTATAATGACGGTAAATATTCCAAGAAGTTGAAAAAATATAACAAGCATTTCAAAATATTAGTAGTTCTTTTTTTTGGTTTATCGTTACATTTATTTACAAAAAAGCATCCAGAACATACATATAGTACAGTATCCCATATGAATGGTATGATCAAATATTTACCTATCAATAAAGAGTCGGCGGATTTACTAACCCCCATACTATCTATGGCAGATAGGGACAATACTATATATAAGGCGACTACACCACCCCAGGTTAAACGCATGCATAAATCAGGAAATTCTAACACGAGAAGCGTAAGCGGTACAAAGAAAAAATATATAGCGGCACAGCAAGATTGGAAATGTAAACATTGTGGTGCTCAATTAGATGCTTGGTATGAAGTAGATCATATTTTGAGGTTGGAATATGGCGGTTCTAATCATGTTACGAATTTAGTGGCCCTATGTAGAAATTGTCATGGTAAAAAAACTACACTAGAAACTTTATAATAATAAATATTATATTAATATAAATGAACGGTAACCTAATAATATTTTTCTTGATATTTTTCTTTATTCTATTATATATTTTAGTAAAATCTAGATCACTTATATTCTTTGGTTCAGTTTTTTCAATGATATTAGCCCTTACGTTTTTATATATTTTCACATTCATAAAAGGTTTTCAAAATAGAATATTAAAAGTGTTAATATTTATATTTTATGTTATATCTGCCGTTCTTTTTAGTAATATAGAACCCAATAACAGATACATAAAAGGATTAAATAATTCATTTATGTCGTATTACTTATGGAGTTTAGGTTTTATTTCTGTTATTATAAGTTGTATTTATCCAAGTAAATATAATGAAGCTAAAAAGAATTTTTATATCAGATTTGGAGTAGCTTTAAATTTATTAGTATTTTTTGTGTTTTTCGTATTTGCTTTATCTGAATATATTAGTGCAAAATATTCGAAAACTAAATTATTTTGTATAGCGGATGACTTAAACAAAACCGAATTTGAGAAAAAGTATTGTTATCTTCTTGAAACGGTACTTGGCAAAGAATTTAATAGAATAGATGAAAGCAAAGATAGTTTGTTAAGTAACGTATTTGGAACTAAAAAAGATAATGTAAGTAATGGACAGTTAATAATACTTTTAATTATATTTATTGTAATTTTAGGCGGTATAGCTTCAAATATAGAAGTTGTTATTGACAGAATTAAGATGGATAGATTTTCTTACGTGAATCTAATTTATTTGATTATTTTGTACATACCATGTTTATTTTTAGATATTATTAGATTCTTAAACAAGGAATTTAAAATAGCTAAAAACGAGACTATTTTGCTTTTTGTAATACTATTAATACTGTGTATTTTATACTTTATTTATCCTATTATTTACAAAAAACTAGCCTACAAAGACAGTATACTTTTATTAAATAAACCCAAATACTTAGATTTTGTTACTGAATTAGGTAACACACGCGATTTAAAAAAACCTTCATTTAGTTTATTTAGAAAATCACATAAGAAAAAAGATATTTACAGTAAAAAAACTATAGAAACAAGGAAAAAGATGGAAATGCTCAACAGTGAAATTACCAAATTGTCTTGGGATATATCATTTGCCGAAATTAAGAATGAAGAAATAGAAGAATTAATTAAATTAAACAAGTATAGAAAATATAAAGAGTATACTCCAAAATCAGAACTTGATGAAATGAAAACCGCTAAATACGAATTAGAAGGAGAGCTTGATAATTTGGATATTAGTTACAATGAATTAGTTGCCAACGATATATCCGGTGATACTATTAAATACTTAGAAGATAATGAAACTAATTTAAGCTACATAGGAGACGGCAAAGATAAACCACGTATAAGACCATCAGAAGATAATAATTACAATTATACATTATCATTTTGGTTATACATTAATCCAACCCAAACAAATGCCAAAGAGTCTTGGACTAACATATTAAATTTTGGGGAGAAAATTAAGGTTAATTATAATATAGTTGGATCAAATCAGAATATGTTAGAATTTAAAATAAAAGATAATAAAGGAAATGATAAGGTCCTTCATGTAGAAAGTATGATACCATCCCAGAAATGGCATAATATTATTATTATAAATAACGACAGTATTATAGACGTATTTTTAAATACGTCATTAAGAAGTTCTACGGATAATATAATATTAGATACTAACAATTCAAATATAACAATAGGCAATGATAATGGTGTTACCGGAAGTATATGTAATTTCTTTTATCATTATGGTGTTTTAAATATGGATAAAATTAAGGAAAATTATGGTAAGTTAAAAAATAAAGATCCTCCAATAATATAATTTGTTTTGATATATTATATGGATACACTTCAGATGATTGCTATGTTAGCGGTATTTATTTTAGTATTATTATTTGCCTATTTTTTGTTCAACAAAGAGAAGACCTTAACTACAGGAATTAGAGATGGACAAAAATACTATGTAGTTGATACAAATGATTTAGGAATTACCGACGGCTTAGTAACAGAATTAGCGGTTTCAATATGGATATATGTTTCCGATTGGACCAAATCCGGCGATCAAGATAGAATAGTATTATATATAGGTCCTGACACGGTGTCGAGCAGTTCGGGCAGTGGTAGTGATGGAAACGTTAGTAATGGAAAACTAGAACCAAGCGATACCACGTATGTGACTGATCATATCCATGGCGACAATGGTGTCTCAAGTCGATCGATTTTACCACATTCGAGTGATACACAATCAAGTATGGTTTTATGGTTAGACTCTGATGACCCGACTCTTTACTTAGGAGTCAGTCAAGATACTACGCACGATAAGAAATTCCAAATTAATGGTGAAAATATCGAGATTAGAAACTTTCCATTACAAAAGTGGGTATGTGTAACATACTCTATATATGGTAATAGCCTTGATTTATATTTAAATGGTAAACTTGTAAAGAGTGTCGTAGACGATGGCGTTACACTAATGATGAGCGAGTCAGCATTAGTTGCTTTAGGAAATCCATGGTATAATAAGACGGTTGCTGATGACGAGATCACTATAACTAACCTAACAGCAGGGTTTAAAGGTTACACGTCAAAACTTAAATACTACAAGAGTGCATTAACTCCAAAAGAAGCTTACAACATATACAAAAGTGGTCCTGGAACATCATATTTAGGAGATATTTTAGGAGATAGGAGTGTAAATATAAATTTTATGGACGGCGACGACGTTACACGTAGTTTTAATTTTTAATATATTAGTATTATTTTATATTAATATATTATAATGGAAAATTTACCTGATGCACCAGAAATAGATAAGATTAAACCAAGTAGCGGTAGCGCACCTGGTTTTGTAATGAAACTAGCACTTATGTTAGTTATGATTATTGTAGTAGTTTTCTTTGTTAGAATTGGTATTGCAATAGTTTTTCATTTAAAAAGTCCTTCTAAATCTCCGTATCTAATTGATGGTATGGTTCCGGGAGACGAGGCTAGAACAATTCAACAAAACCCTGCGCTCGACAACTCTGTACCTATTTTTAGATCCAAAAATGAAGCTTCTGGCATGGAATTTACCTGGAGTTTATGGTTATGGATAACAAGTGGCGAGGTCAATTTCAAGAGCACCAATAACAATCAATGGAAACATGTGTTTCATAAAGGAAACAATTCAATTATTGATGCTGATGGTGGTAGTCCTACTCAAGGATCATCAGACTTAAAATATGGCGATGATGGATATGAAATAAATTACGATTATAGTTACGAACAAGGTATGGCTTGGCCCAATAATTCACCGGGATTATATTTAGATTCAACCACTAATCAATTGAAATTTGTAATGAGCACATTCGCGCAAAATTCTCAAACAGGAGGAGCTGTAACAACAATGAACAGCAATGAGGAAGTAAATCAAATAGATGATAGCACCTATGGTGATATTACAATCATGGAGCAAATAGATATATCGAATATTCCAGTAGATAAATGGGTGTGTTTAGTAATTAGAGCAAAAAATACCGTTATTGATGTTTATGTTAATGGAACAATTACAAATCGTCATTACCCACAAGGAGTTATGAAACAAACTTACTATGATGTACATATAGGACAAAACGGTGGTTTCAATGGTTATATATCGAGATTGAAATATGACAATAATGCATTATCTGCTGTAGAAATTCAAAATATATACAAAAAAGGCCCTAAAACCAAACTTGTATATGATAATAGTCAACCTAAATACGACAAGATTACTAATTTATCACATAAATGGTATGGGTATTAATATATTTAATATCAAGTATATATAAATGAAAAACATTAAGGGTGAGTCCTATTTTGTAAATTCTATACCAAACAATAATTGGTATAGAACTGAAAACGACTGTTATGCTTTTTCGAGATTTGGCAAGAAAAAATTAGACGAAAGAAGAAAATATGAAATATTACAATACTCTGCTAATAAAAGCAATCTAACTAGAGCCCAACAGTTCTCTAATGTTAATAATAGAAGATCTAGAGCTAGAACATGCAATAATGTACCCGCTAAATTTTTTGCACCCAGTGCGAGTAATGTACCTGGTAAATGGAATATTACCGTAGATTCTAATTTTCTAAATATTCCTGTAACTAATATAGCCGTAAGAAACCAGTACACTAGCGGTCCTTCAGGCAGATATAACTACTTTGATTCGACGCCTAATAACTTCGGTATACCATTTAAAGTTTTATCAACTGAAAAAATCGACATATCTTTCGATTCAATTAACGAATCAGATAAAATAGGTTTATCTTTTGAATTAATTAATTCAAATTCATTTTCTATTAATGATATATCACAAGCTACATTATACGTTAACGAAATAGCAGCAGTTAAAGATGATAATTTAGGATATTCTAGTAACACGTCTGATTGGGTATTACCCGGCACCGCCACCATATTTGGGAGATTTTATACATCGGCCACAAACGACACGTTTAGTGACATATCGGATGTTGCAATTAAAATGCTTAGATATAAAATACTAGAATATAATTACCTATATTCGATATCATCAGAAAACTCTCAGAGTATAGACTATTCTGCTATATCCAGAGAAATATACGAATCAAATATTACAAATCAATATGAAGAAGATTGGCAGATGGAAAACTTATTTACTGATTTATTAAATCAAGCTATAAGTCAAACAATAACTGAAGATAATTCATTCAATGATATATCTAACAATAATTATATTTTTGAATTATTTAACCAGTATACTAATTGTAGAACTACAGATTTTAGTAGTAATGATTTACATATCAAATTATCTAAAACTGACGGAAGTAGCGAATATTTAACAGGATACTTGGGTAAAAAAAATAATAAGGTTTATTTTATAAGTGATAGAAATTATATTAAGTACGATATTAGCAGTACAGATCTAATCGAAAACGCTGCGTCAGCAGATAATACTTTTACTGCGAACACATTGTTAAACATGTCTTTGTATGACTATGGTTTTAATACAAAATTAAAAATATGTTAATTAATGTCTAAGTTCGGGGTTTCTGCAAATTTCTTCTGAATCATATAACATTCCAGACATACATTTTGTGGATTCAGATACTTTTACACAACTTCTAAACCCATTCCAATTACCCACATAGCAAAATCCTTTTTTACCTGTTGTTCCCTGCTGAACCAAACTATTGCTTTCATCAGGTACCGGTGTCGTATTAACTACCGGTTTTTCATAGTCTTGACCTATGTTATTTGATGGTTTTTTGTCAGCAACCTTCGTTATAGTTTCGTCGAGAGTATCGGCTGTTTCATCTACTATTTCGGTTACTTCGCGCGTTCCTGCAGTAGCAGTTTTTACTGCAGTTTTAGTAGTTTTACCAGTTATTTTAGCAAATAAACTTACTATGGGTTCTATTATAAATGCTAACTCGTCAGTTATATATCCTAAATTAGTGAATACATTGAAGCCAAAAATAGCCAATATTATTATCACCACGCCTATTTTAATCATGTATGACATATTTTGACCACTTGAACTAGATGTATATGTTGATGGTCCGCTAGGAGTAATAACTTCATCCATATATATATATTTGTATATATAATATTTGTATATATATATATATTAATGAGTCAACCTATATGTCCTGGTTCAGGACTTTGGAATGATCTTCGACTTAATCCAAAAACGTGTTTGTGTGAACCCAGAACACCTACACCAACACCACCGCCATCTCCTAAGAAACCATCTCCTAAGAAAGAAAAGTCTAAAAATTGTACTAAACGAAATCCACCAGTTAAAGCAAACGGATATTGTCCTGTTGAAAAACCTTATCTAGATAACGGATGCTGTTATATTACTAACCCTAAAAAAACAAGAAAAAAGTGGCTCTCACCAAAAGCAGATACTAAGTCTAAGTCTATGTCTAAGTCTATGTCTAAGTCTAAGCCTAAAACGCTTACAATTAAAAATACTACTCCGCCAGAGGACATTGCTTTAAGTAAAATATTGCAAAGCAATATTCAAGAGAAGAAAACAAGAAAACAAGCCATTAAATCGTTCAGTCCACTAGCCAATGATGTAATACAATCTATCAATCCTAACACAAGTAAACGTTCTATTATGAAAAATTATTTTACTCCAATAATACAATCAGTCAAAGAAGAAAAAATAGGAAATAATCCGGCTAATGATGTGCGATACGAAATGTTCGATGATGAAATTGAGAAACTGTTGGTTAATCCTACTATACGCGATAAAACAGGAAAAGAATTAAAATACACATCACAAAAAGCAGTTAATATTTTAATAAATAATTTGGATAAAAAAGTTGATTGTAGCAAAATTATAGCACCTATACAATGGCAATCTAACTGTTGGTTTAATTCTGGGTTTATGATTAATTTTGTTAGCGACAAAGGTAGAAAGTTTAATAGATATTTAAGAGAAGCCATGATAAAGGGTACGATTGTTAAAAGACACAACCCGTTCATCCCGCTTGCAAAATCTGAAGTAGTACAAGTTAAAAACGGTACTAAATATATAAGAAAAGCGATAAAACCACCAAAATTGCGCAAAATATTTTTTGTTTTTAATTTATGTATTGAAGCCTCTTTATCAGGCAACCAAATGGCGTATTTTTTGGATACAAACTTTATAATTCGCGAAATTTATAATGCAATACCTAAAAATAAAATGGACAAAGATATGGCTAAGACACAACAAGCAGGTAATCCACAAGCATACTATGATATTATTCACGACTATTTATTAGGAAGTCATGAATCCTCTATTGTTCGGGTTGAAAAATGGTTCCCGCATGATAACTCTATGATTACTGATTGGTATTTTAAAAGACAGTACTTCTTGCACAACGATGGTGATCACCAGTGGGTTACAAGGGGATCAGTTGTAGTTCATGAAGATTTTAAAATGGATGCAAGCGAACCACCAGATATTATAGAAATGACTATTTACAACAATAAGAGCAGACACATTGATGTTAAAAAAAAATCCTTTACATTAGACTATAAAGGTAAAAAAGTAAATTACCTTTTAGATTCTGTCCTTATAAGAGACGTTAAACAAATCCATTTTTGTTGTTTGATTACCTGCAACGGCAAGGAGTTTGGTTTTGATGGAGAAAGTTTCCATAGAATGTCTGCTTTTAATTGGAAGGATAAAATAAATAAAAATAGCATATGGACTTTTGAAGGGAGCAATACGAAATGGAATTTTAGAGATGGCTATCAACTATTATATTATTATAGAGTATAATGGAATATTTATACACACTATCCGTGTTAGTATTATTGGATATAATTTATATTTATAATACTAAAAACCATTATTTAAAAATGATCGCTAAAATACAAAAAAATAAAGCAACGGTAAAGAAAATCGCCTTTGTTTCAATATACTTTATATTGGCTTTTTTATTGAATTACTTTATAATAAAAGTAAAAAAAAGCAAAGAGGATGCATTTTTGTTGGGAAGTGCGGTTTATGGCGTTTATGGTTTCACTAATTATGCAATCTTAGATGAATGGGATACAGTACTTATGTTTATGGATATACTTTGGGGAGGAACCTTATTTTATTCTACAACATACATAATTTATCGGTTAAATGGAATAAAAAAAATTTAATACAATATTATGGAAATTAATGATGTTAGAACACAGGCCAATTTTAAAACCGAATCTTTTTCTGGGTACAAAAAATCTGAGGTTAAAAAAGAGTTGCTTGAAAATCTTAAAAATAACAAAATAGAGAGTTCATGTTATTGGAGTGCAGAACTAGTTTGTAGTGGACATTTTATGGATCTATGGGAAATAATATTACTTTACTTTAGCAAATATATACATTCTGGAAACCCTAAATTAGCCGTCTACATAGAAATGCGATTTACAAGCTTTAAAAGTATTTTAACCAATGGATATGCGGGAGCCGAACTTAATATGAGGAACAATGATAAGATCAGAAAGATATTTTGCGAAATGATATGTATTTTATGTTTATCGACTAAAAAACATAGCTTTGAAAAAATAAAGATAAAGAAAGAAGATTTTGATATGAGTTTGTTTTCTGAAAAGCTTAAAGCGCCCAACGTTCTTTATATAAAGGATATTTTTAATGAGAATGACCCAAAAGAGATCTATATAGCTTTGAACGAATTTGCTTACAATATAGATATAGCCAATTCTTTACAAGCGTGTTTTTGGGTTGAATGGATAATAGAATTTGAGAGTATGTGTAATAAAAAAAAAGATAAGTGTCTGGCCTCCTACAGGACATTTATGGATGTTGAAAACAAATATCAGAACGACATTATTTGGATAATTTGGGAAATCATATTAAAAAAAATAGACGAAAATAAACAAATTCATAAAATTATGATATCGTTACTAAACCTATTCTGTATTAGATATTCATATCCAGTTAAGAGAAAAAGATTATATATACTGTACTATGCAATAACATTATGTTGTGAAAAAATAAACTGTGATGTGCGATTATTCAACAACAAAGAGACGGTAGAGAATGTTTGCAATAAAATTAATATGATTTATAAAGAAATAAAGAAAAATGAAGTATCTCCAAATACAGATTATTTATTCAATAAATTGGAAAAGTCTAATACGGAAAAGACCATAGAGAGGTTGGAAAAAATGAAAGAAATGGAAAATCTTACCTAGTATATTTGCTTTTTCCTACCTTAACAAATGAATCTATCAAAAATATAATAAATATTCCTAAAAAACAATATAATATTAATTCTTCTGTTATATTTTTGGTTTTTACGTCTTTTTGTTCTTCAAGCAGATTGATCATATAATTGATTTTTTTGGCTAGTAGTTCGTCATTATTACTATTATATTGACTAAAGGGATGGGATACGTTATTATTGTATTGTTTGTTATTATTGTATTGTTGGTTATTATAATTTAGATCATTTGAATAATCATACCTTATTTCTTCTTCATTGTTGTAGGGAATTTCTTGACGTTTAGTAATTTCGGCTTTAGGTGGCGGAGTAAAATCTGCTATATCGGATTCTGAATCCGAGTCTGAGTCATAGCTTTTGTTTAACATTTTTTTGAATTTGTTCTTATCTAATTTTTTGGCACAATTTTTGATTGTCTTTGATCTATTTTTTTTATTATCTAAAGGCCAATCAGAATAAGATAATTGATTAGTCATCTCTTATAAAAAATAGATATTAAATTTTATTAGAAGATACTGAAAAATAATATATTTATATATAAATGGAAATGAACAAAAATATCGTTATGTTGTTATTACTTATCGGTTTTATGGTATTAGAACCTATACCAAATGAATTAATATATAATAGTATTTCGGGTAGAGTCATAATATTAGCACTGGTTATATTTTTTACAATTAATCATACTATTTTAGGTTTATTAGCAACCATTATTTTATTGTCTTCGTTACAAATATCCGCTAAAAGACAGGGCTTTAGAAACAAGTTGGTTTCAAAAGACATGATAATGTCTGGCGGCGACAGACTTACTGTAGAAGATTTAATTAGGTCTCAAAATATATGTAATATTGATAATCTAAAAAATACTAATACTACAACAAACCCTTTCAACACAGAAAGTAATGTAGGATCAGACCTTTAATTAATTATCATTTAATTTTTTCTCATATAATTTTAAATGAAAAAATCTAAATTCATCAAAAAAAAACTAGAAAAAATAAATACAAGTAAATTGGTTGCTGGTTTAGCATTATTAATGTTGAATATTGGATCTAAATATATTCCGCTTAATTTTAGCGAAAATCAAGAAGGGTATTTAAAGCATGGATTAGCTAGACAAATGCTTATATTTTCAATAGCTTTTATGGGTTCAAAGGATTTAGTAGTTTCTATTACGTTAACCGCCGCGTTTACTTTATTAGCTGGATATGCGCTTAATGAGAACAGTAGATTCTGTGTTTTACCAAAAAGATGGCATCATTTATATGACAGTATTGATACAAATAATGATGGTATTGTTAGTAATAAAGAATTAGAAGATGCTATTAAAACCTTAAATAAAATAAAAGACAAACAAAAACATACTGTTGGAAAATATTATTATTAACTAATAATATAAACATTATATAACAATGGGCGAGTCAAGAGATGATGATGATATATTTTTTCAAGAAGAACGAGAAAGACAAAAAAGATACTCTAATCCTTATGCGGAAATTAAGAAAAATCCCTCACCAGGTGATAATTTACAGTACTTAAAAATCAAAATATATAGAGATGGAAAATTTTTTGCGGATTTTAAACCTA